CTTCATTACTAGAAGAATTTTTACCGATTGTTTTAGCTTGAATATTCTCTTGTTTACCCTCTTGTTTACCCTCTTGCTTACGTTCTTGCTTGCTTTCTTGTATCCTGGATTGTTGTCTATCATCCGATACCGGCACTGAACCGTTCTGAATGTCTTGACACCCTCCATCAATCCAAGATTGTATATCTTTCTTCTTGCTTGAATAGAAAATCCAACCCATAAACTTCTCTCCTGTTTCCTTATTGGTTAGAGAGGCGTTCCATTTGCCTCCGAGATTCTTTAGTGAATCCTTATAAGTCTTAGTATCTCCGATAACGGCAATAGACTTCTCAGTATAAGATATGATAGTAATTGAACTGGTATTCATTTGATTATTCTGATTATCTCTATCATTTTTAATTTTTTTTCAATTTAATTTCAGACTATAATAAATATGTTTAGCATTGTAATAGATTTTTCTAAAATAGTTATCGATTCTAAATTGACTCTTTTAGGAAATAAAATAAAACCTTTTCCGATAAATTTAAAGCATACAATCGGTTTGATTCTAACTATTCCAAATGAACTACATGAACAGCTCTTAGAACAAGATATTGGTATTAATAGGATTACTTTTATCAATACACCGTTATTTGTAGACTCAATCATCGATTATACTTATTTTCAATATGATTCTGATATGAAAATATGTGAACTACATAATCTACATAAGATTAACTGTTATGCCATATCGAGTGTTCTTGAATCGTTACTTTATTATATTCCGAATGATGTAACGATATCAGCATCAATTCAAATTCAAAATAAAAAACTTATTTCTAAATTAATATCTGAAAACTTTAAAAATCCTATAATATCTAACAAAAGTAGTATTGGAAATCAGTTCGAAAAAAGTATGTTATTCTTAAGCAAATTAAATGATATAATGAGTTATGACGCAACAAATGAGGTTACTTTTAAGTTGTTACAATATAAAACGAAATCAAATATTTTACAGTTTAGATTTGAGAATGAAACAATAAGGAGATTAAAATACTTTTCTAAAATAGGAAATTCAATTAATAATGATAAAACTATAACACAAAAGGAAATTACAGGTTGTTTTAACGTTCAAAAAATGGATAATCAATTAGTATACATATTACAGTTTTGTGACGAATCATTCAAATTAGGAACTGAAGAAGGAGCTGAAATCATAAGTTGCAGATTCAGTTTTCATTCTCATCCGTTTGGATTGTACGATGTATATAAATTCAAGCTTGGATGGCCATCTAATTTTGATTATTTGGCATATCTATATTCAGTTCAAAATCATACTCTTTTTCATATTGTAATAAGTAATGAAGGTATATACATAATATCATTGTCTGATGAATGGAGTAAGAATACTGATTTTAGAATAACAGACGAGCTTAACTCTTTCATACTCGATAAATATAAAATTAAAAAAACAGATAGTGATTTGAGCTTGAAAAAGTATATAAATAAAATAAATGGAATAAATTATAAAAACAAAAGAATATTCAATATGGAATTTAGAAGCTGGAATCATCTTAAAATTCCATTTAGTGTATTTGAACCCAGTCTCCAAAATGATGATAAATAAATATATTCCAAAGAATATACTTCCATCTTGGGCTAGAGTATTTGGTTTTGATAGAAAGAATTTTCCCTGTTCATATAATTCACGAAATTTCAAATATAGATTTTATAATTCTCTTCTCAATAATAAATGGCAGAACAAAAAGAAAGATTATCTGAATCCTATGTAGAACAAATGACAAAAAATATGTGGTCATTTTTTAATTTATCTACTATAAAAAAAGTATTGGAATTAGCAGGTTGTAATCATATAAATATGGGTAAACGTTCTAATATTAACCCAATCCCAATCGCAAAAATTACAGATAATATGAGAAACACTATATTTTTTAAAGGAACTATCAGAAGAGGAGGACATTATTCATTTGTTGATAATAATGGTATTGAATGGGGAACATATGAGATGGAACTCATATCATTAGATTACGATGATGGAATATGTCACGGCGCAGCACTAACCGCTGCGTTATTTTCTTGTGGAGTTCCTGGAATAGGGGAACTAATACCCTATCCATCAACTAACAAAGAACAAATATTAAATTATATAAATATAACGAGAACATATATGATTATTATAAGGAATGGTTGGTGGGATACTGCTATATTAGAGAATTTTTATAAAGAAGTTCATCCAAATGGTATTGGAGGGACAATGGAAAGTGCATATGCGTATGCATTATTAAATCAATTCGAAAACGAACTGATGCAAGAACTTAATCAATATTAATAACACAAGTTTAATTATTTTGAGTATGAAATCAATACAGGAATATTAAAATATAATAACTCCAATAACATTTGTTCTTTGATAATAAAATCTTAGTTCCTAAAGACAGATAATATTTTCAATTTGGGCCTGTTCTCACTGTCAATGTTGGTTAGTGACAAATAATAAAGTTATAAAACAAGACTGTTTTACAATTTAATTTACGAACTATGCAATATATTATGAAAAGATAAACTTTGAGTTGTAAAACCGGTTATATTTTACTTTTTGATTCTTAAGCTGTATTTACGGATAATTTATAATCTTCTTTGTCATCATGCTTTTGAACGGTAAGAACTAACGGTAAATAGATTATCTTTTATCATCATGCTTTTGAACGGTAAGAACTAACGGTAAATAGATTATCTTTTATCATCATACTTTTGAACTGAAGTATAATCTAATTTTAGGAGATAAATAAATATCTCCTTTTACTTTTGAATTGTAAAATAGATTATCTTTTATCATCATACTTTTGAACGGTAAGAACTAACGGTGAAATAGATTATCTTTTAATGTCTTCAATATATTAGTAAATATACAAATTGGAATGATTCAAACAGAAAGAACATAATTAAATTGAATTTAAAGGTTATATTTCGTTACAATTAATAAATTCAATATGTTTAATATACATCCTTCATGGGACCCTATCTTTTTGCAATATGAATTCGAACTTGATTTTCTATATTCATCTAATGCTGATATCTATCCTGCAAAAGATAATATTTTCAAGGTTTTCGAAATTGATGTTGAATCTATAAAAGTGGTTTTATTAGGTCAAGACCCGTACCATGGACCTAATCAAGCTCACGGATTAAGCTTTTCCGTTCCAAAATCAACTACAATTCCTCCGTCATTACGTAATATATTCAAAGAACTACAAAATGAGTTCCCAGAAAGAAATTACGAGTTTAAACATGGATGTCTAGACCGTTGGTTATATGACGAAAATATATTCTTACTCAACGCGTCTCTAACAGTAGAGAGAGGAGAACCAGCAAGTCATATGAATATATGGGACGAATTTACAAATGATGTTATACAATATATTTCAAATCATAATCCAAGCTGTGTTTTTCTTTTATTGGGAAATTTTGCTAAACAAAAATCATGTCTTATTCAGAACAAATCTAATATTGTAACAGGAATTCATCCTAGTCCTCTTGCTAAAGGATTTGTCGGTTCTGATGTTTTTAAAAAAGTTGAAGGTGCTTTAGGTTCAACTATTAATTGGAGTGTATGATATGATTTATAGATTGCCTTTTGATATAAAATAATATGTTTTATCTCATTTTTTATATATGTATGCCGTTTTTGAATCTTTACTATCTGATTTACAATCGACAAATACATAAGACAATTGTACTATATAATATTGGTATGGGCATTATCTCCGTATCTTTATTTGTTGAAATAATGGATAGTGTAAAAAATTATCAAGAAGTTAGAATTATGCCAATTACCGTTTAAATATATGACTGAATATGATAAATATGTCAAATATTTTAAGAAATAATGATATTATGATTGATATTGAAACTCTCGGAACATCACATAATTCTGTTATTGCAACTATCGGAGCTATGAAGTTCAATCGTCGGGATAGGTTGAAACCAATGGAGGAGATGAAGTCATTTTATCAAAGAATTGACATTGATTCTTGTTCTTCCAAAGGAATGACAACAGAAGAGGTTACAGTCCAATGGTGGCAGAATCAAGATGAAAAATCAAGAGATGAAATATACAATCAAACAGATAGGGTTCCAATTGAACAAGCCCTTAATGAACTATCAGATTTTATAGGAAATGGAAATGTATTTATTTGGGCTCAAGGGCCTCATTTCGACTGTACTATTCTTGAAAACGCATATAAACAATGCAACTTAAATTTACCTTGGAAATTCTGGAATGTTAGGGATTGTAGAACAATCTTGGATGTATGCAATGTAAGACTAAAGGATATCCCTGGTGAGTATCCTCATCATTCTCTCTATGATTGCTACAAACAAATAATCGCTGTGAAAACAAGTTTTGATAAACTACGGGAACAAACAACTCATAAATAATAGGTAGATAAAGAATATACATGATTTAAATTTAAACTGAATTTTCAGTTTAAATAAATAATATCCAAATATTAAGAAATAATGAGTTTAATTATCAGTGAGAAAAATAAGATTCGAGAATCTGTAAGAATTTTAAGAAAGAATATTGACCATTCAAATGATACTATCAAACGGTTTAAAACACAGCCTTCAAGTGACTTCATTATAACGCAAATTGAAAAACTAAGTAATTCAAAAATTGAAGATGAAGCACAGATTGAAATTTTAGAAAAAAGATTTATCGATGTAGAAGCGGGTATTCTCAATGAAGAGATTTTCTCGCAAAACAAACAAAATAAGCAAATTGCAGACTCAAAAGAAAGTGTAAATAAAAAGAAAAAGGATGAAGAAAATAAAATACAAGTTGAGAAAAGTAAGAAATCAAAGGAATTTTATACGTCAAATCAAAGCTACGAACGAGGGGAAAGAAATAAGGAATATCAAATGAATAGTTCTTATAGATACTTTGAGAAAACAAATAATTCTATCCCTGATTATATACTGGATAATCTCAGTAATATGCCTAATAACAAAGGTTATATATGGAGAGATATCTATTGTTATGGCGACCTTCCTCCTGAGAGAAATCAACCTATTACTTTATTCGAAAAACAACGGGAACTTCTTATCATTCATGAATGGTCAAATAAGTATTATACTGTTTATCATAAAGTTGGAAAAACAGGAAAAAAGACAATTGTAAACAGGAAGGAAAAAAATAGAAAAAAGTTTTCAACAGATTCATTATCCAACTTTTTTAACAAAAGTAGATAAATTTAAATTGTAAAACAAGTTATGTTTTATAATTCGAATATTTAATATTCCATTGATATCCTTACGATGAGAATAAATACAATTGAATGAAGCATCAATCCAACCACATTAGGATATCCATCTTCGTTCAATATATTTATATTACCTAAATTCATTGTTAGTTTATTTACCAATCTGAATAATACGGGAGAAGCTAATATAAAAAACAGGAGTCCGCTATACATAGATATAGACCATTTTTTTTCACTGTTTGGTTTTTCCGGATAACGAGTGGGCATTTATATTCATAAAGATTTATTTTTTACAAAAGAACTTACTACTTCAATTAAAAGGATAATACATGAATAAAATGACATCAGCAATTGACCCTGATAGACTACAAAAAGTATATATGACTATTAACGTGGAATCTGACGGCCCTGACCCAGCACTGAATAACCTACTTGAACTTTCTTGTATTCTCCACTTTGAAAATGGAACTGTAATTGATGAACTCAATATTAAATTCTTACCTTTACCAAACAGAAAACCAGACCCATTTACAATGGAAAATTTCTGGAATGTGAATCAAGAAGCTCTTGAATGGGTTTCTAAGGATACAGTAGATGTCGATACAGGAATGAATCAATTCATCGACTTTTATGAATCATATTCAACTCGATATTCTATTCGTTTTGTTGGAGACCCTGCTTCAAGAGATTTCGTTTGGTTACAAGAATACTATACCAACTTTGCCATGTTCTCTACCATTAAGTTATTCCCCTATTGCAGGTGTTTAACCACAATGAGAAAGAGTTATCAGAAAATGTTGAATCTAACTGATGATGAATCTTGGTCTCTCAAGAACAAAATGCAACTTGGTGATGACTCTACAGAAAACAAAAAATACAATCATATTGGTATACAAAGAGCAAGGAGACAAGCTAGAGAATTCTGTTTACTTAGACAAAAAATGTATAAATTTCAATATACAAATCAAATGAAAGAACTAAGTGATTTCATTCAAGTTATAAACTTTAATATCTTCACCTTTAAGAATGAAGTTAACACAAATATTCAAAATATGAAAAATGACCTTACAACGCAATTTGAAACTATCATTAGTTTAAAAATGCAAGAACTAAGAGATACACTAAAAGATGAAAAAAACCAATCTACAAATCAGATTAAAAAGATGATATTGGATTTTAATACTGAAAACAAGTTCAATTTATCTAACACAAGTAAAATTATCAAACACATTGGTTATGCAGGATCTTCTTTGGTTTCATATTCACCACTACCACCATTACCCGATGATGACGAGTAATTTAAACACTTATCACAAAACACCAACTGATTTACCTTTGAAAATATATCAAAACAATAATTATGAAATTTCAACTCAAATACAATATTGTATTTAACATAATTAATTTCAATTGGATTACCATCAATAAAATCACAAAGAGTCATGCACCTACTGCAATAATCACAACTTATAAAGCATTCGCCTTCCATTTTAAAGGGAGTAATGAATTCTTTTTTCTTCCTTTCAAATATTTGTTTTCTAGAACAATAATCACATGAATTAGACATATTTAATCAATTAAATATATCTTTAATTTTCTATTGATTAGCAAGATGATTTATAACAAGTTGAAGAATAAGTTCTTTTGATAACCCGGCATATCTACGAATACCCAACTCTTTACATAAAACAACCAACTCCTGTCTGGTTATAGTCTGCTCTCTCATCTTTTTATTAATCTTTAAAGCCTTTTGTCTTTTCCCGACACCAATCCCCTTTATAAAACACTCGTGAAGATTACCAAATCTATCATATCCTTCTGGTAAATCATCTTTGTTTCCACAATAAGATTTTGTATCATCTATGGGTTGATAATCATCCAGATAAGAGTCGTCATAAGACATATGTAAACCTTTGCCTACTCCTTTCTTCATACATTTGAATCTAGTTCCAATTACTTTTTCACCTCGAATCACACTCCTGTTATTAGCATTGTTACCACAGTACATATTTAATTTATTACAATAAATTAAATATTTATTCATCATCTTCAATTACATCTTCCTCTTCAAGCAATTCTTCTTCATCGTCAACATCATCATCGTCTTCATCATCTACATCAATATCACCTACTATCTCTCCTTCAACCTCCACTTCCTCTTCAACGACTTCTTCATCGCCTTCTACTTCCTCATCTTCATCCAACTCATCAACCTTCACATCATCAATACGAGTATTTTTATCAAGATTACTAGGCAAAACAAACGGAAACTTATATTTATTACAGATATTAATATCCTCCTTGGTTAGTTCAGTTAAAGTTCCGTCTGCATTTTGTTTTCCAATTACTTTTTTAGACAAATTATCAAACACTAAACCAGTATTAACATCTTCGTAGTTATTGAACTTATTCCGTCTAATATTAACAACAGGAACAGTCAGTGATATCTTTTTTACAATTGAATTTACAACTGGTTTCTTCTCCTCTTTCTTTTCCTCCTGTTGAATCTGAGCAACAAAAGGAGGAGGTGTTTTTGTCTTAATCTTACTTTGAGACTTATTTTCGGTCAGATATTTTACTAACTCATTTTTAGTACCAGAAGAACGCAAACCTGCCTTTTTACATCTCTCTTGTAAATCTTGTTTCGTTAACTTCATCAACGACTCGCTTGTATCAACTTCCGCTTTCGTCTCATTATTAGCCTTAGTTTCAATAACCACTTTTTTAGGAGTGAGAGGTCGTGATACAGGCTGAACTTTAGGAGC